ACTGGATTACCCATCAGGTTCAAGCCGGAAAGAACACCGCTAGATCCGCCAGCACCGAGGGCAGAAAGAATAGGTTGAGATAAGCCACCAGCCAAAGCGCCAGTGCCGAAATCGCCCCCAGTCAATGCGCTTACGCCACCACCGACCAAGGCGTTACCAACCATGGGAGCCAAGGCAGAAACCAATTCGCCTCCACCCAAAGCGCCGGACAATGCAGTGCCGATCGTTCCACCAATGCCGGGAAGCAGAACATTGGCTGCGATGGGGAGGAGCATGTCCCAGATATTAAACTGTGGAAGACCCGTCGTCGGATTAGTGCTGCCCGGACCAAAATGATCCTTGAGGAAATTAAGCTCTTCCTCGTTCACATGGACAAGAATATCGTCCCCATGACGGCCAGCATTACGGACTTCTTGCGCCTTTTGAGCAAGTCCACCGGACTTCATGTGCGCTGGTTTTTCAAAACTGATCGTGACTTGCATCATTGCTCACACCATAATCTGAAGAAACCGATCAGCCCATTGGCGCCAATCCTGAAACTGATAGGGATTTGGAGCCGTGCTTTGCCAGTTTGTGTTGCTCAGAATAACACCTCTGGCCCAATCTTGCCAGTTCTCAGCTGTATCTAAACGACCAATAGAACCGCCTGATCCATTGTCAATTATGATGGGCGTCATCTTATCCGCCCACTCCACAACGTCCATCCCACGAGGCAGTATTCCTATCATTCAACCGCTCCCAGAACCGTTCCATCGGCAGGCTCGATATGGGCCAAGCACATACCCATTTGGTAATCCCCGCCCACCGTATTGCTGCGGAAAGTGAAACGCATTTCACGGCGGATTTCTTTGAAGAATACGACCTGTTCCGGAGGAGATGTTGGTGTTTCCGGAAACTCCATAGCCTCGCTAATAACTTCCTTGGCACGGGCGTTTGCTCGGCCAGTGACAGAAACCGTCATAGCCCCCGATTGAACAAAATCAGGCTCAATCATTGTTATGCGCAGGCTCTTGTTTTGGGACTGCTCAGCGGCTGCAAGAGAAATATCGGACGTTTCAAAGTAGCTCTCGATCGGATTAACCGTCGATCCTGTCTGCTCATCTACGCCATATTCATGTTGCCAGAGGGTGTAGCCGCAAAGAGTTGCAACCTCAATTTTAAAGCCCGATCCTGTTCCCCCAAGATAAGAGCTATCAACCGATACATAGTCCCCAACAGAATAGCCCGATCCACCAGAAACAAGCGTTACACTCGTCACCGTTCCCCCAGAAACAGTGACATTTAGCGTCGCACCGCTTCCAGCAACATTTGTTTGGTCAATTGTGGGGACATTATAGTAAGTGCCATTTGTATATAAAGCACCGCCAGTCAGTGCGCCTAAAGTGCGGATTGAGTTTGTTGTCGTTGACCCAATCATCAAAGGATATTGGAAAACGCGAGGATACTGGCCGTTTGAACGTCCTGCATTTGGCAAAACAGTATCGTACCATGTGCCTTCACGGATATTGTAAACAACAGCGTGGTTGCACTCAGTTGAATCACCAAACGGGAAGCACCACCAGATTTCTCCCCAACGAGGAACCTTGGTTGCAAACACCTTCTGGCGCTGGTCATAGTTTAGATTATCAAAGAAGAAATTGAGATTGAGATTATTCGGTACTTCACGGACAACGCCGTTATAAGACAAGAACCGATCAGTACCGCACCAATAATAGACACCGTCATATTCAATGACTGATTGAGCGGATAGGATGGATGACTCGTCTGAAATCGTATCAAACGAAAACTCTGCCCCAACCGTTCCCGTAAATGACATGCGGATTACGCTGTCTAGGCTCCATAGCAATGCTGATGGTGAGTTGCCCGCACCGCCGCGTGTATTGATGCCTGCAACAATCTTCTGCGCCGTTACATAGGCTTCACCAGAACCCCCAGTTGACCAATTTGTTGGATCGCCCGGCGCTGACCATGCAACGTAACCATTGTTGCCAAAAGCCAAGAGATACGGATGAAGAGCGAGAATACCACCAGAAACTTGTGGCGCACCTGCAAGAGCCGTCAATGCAGATGTACTGGTAATATCTCCAGCATAAATGGTCGTATTGGTGCTGCTTGATATGTCAAAAAGATTTGGAGCAGGATGAGCAAAGATTGCAGTAGCACTCGTTGCCGTATCAAATAGAGCATCAATGCTCCACATATTTGCACTATTGCTCGTAAATCCAGCTGGCGTTCTGTCAAATGGCGCCGAGCCAAATCCGGCATTATCAATCGTTACAACTTCAAAAAGCCCCGAACTGCCTGTGAATGTGTAAAGCAATCCGTTAAACGGATAGGTGTACATCCCGCGAGATGCGCCACCAAGCGTATTGATGATCTGACGGTAGCCCCACATCTTGCGCGGCAAACCACGCTGAAATCTGACCCACTGGCCATCAACGTAGAAGTCACCTTCAAAGACAGTACCATCTCGTTTGATGCCGGGCTTTGATTGAATATGTACGGGACGTGGTGCCATTAGCCAAGGCTCACCGCAAGAGCTACCGTATCGCTGCTAGACAGCACATCCATAGCAACTTGAGCCTGTGCCTGTGTACTGGCTTGGAATACCTGTATGCCGACTGATCCGCCACCAAGGTTAATCAATGCGCCGCCAGCTGTCGTTGCGCCTGTGCCACCGTTAGCGATTGAAATTGGTGTAGCTATACCGCCCGTATCAGCATTAACAACATCCGTTCCATCGCAATAGAGAATAGCGCGTGTACCTTGAGGAACCGCATATCCACTACCTGTGGCTGTCTTGATCGTTAATGTATAGGCGTTTGTAGTGGCATTATTCACCCAATACTGCTGGACAGTAGGAGGAACGATAACATTCATATTGCCAGACAAAGCGCCTGTAAATTTGTAAGCAATCTTGTTCTGCTCTGCGACGGAAAGGGTGTAGTTGCCTGTTCCCGGAGGATTCAGCGAAATTGATGTATAGTTAAAGGCAAAGTTAACATTCTGGCCAAAGCCAATGGTGTAATATTGCGTTCCATCGCAAACGATGAAACAAGAATTTGTAGGTGAAATGTCTTTGGTTGCGATGCCATCAATCAGGTTTGAGCCTGATGGATCTATGGTGACGTTACCCGTCCCTTGGTTTCTAAATGACAAGAACCAGTCATTGCCAACCGTTGCTGGGAGCGGGAGCGTTAGAGTTCCAACACCACCCGTCCAAACCAAAAGCTGCGATCTGTTACCCGTACCAGCTGTATAGTTGGAGTTAAACGAAATAACTTCCTGCGCTTGATTGAGCGTCGTACCAATTGCTTTGATACCAAGGCCAGCCAAGGCGCCCGCAGTTGCAGATGAAACGCCTGTTCCATACTGATATTGCCGCCATGTGCCGTTAGCTGAAGTGTTATCAGCTACATAGATCTGCCAAAGCTGGCCAGATGGAATGGCTGCGATCGTATTTCCACCAGCATCGACAACCGTAAATGTCTCAGTTCCAACGTTATTGAATAGAATTGTCTGGCCCGTTGAAGCCAGATTTGCGGCAGGAAGAAAAACGTTAAGACCAGAGGCTGTGCAATCAACTTCAACGATGGAAGCCGCGACATTCTCAGCTGTATTGGTATCGAGCGGCCATTGAAGGATAACGTCTGTCGTGTCTAGCGTGACAGCAAAATATGAGAGTTCGGATGGGTAGATCGTCGCTCCACCAAAGACGCTGGTATATGACATATTAAGCCCCTGTCCGTTCGGTGGCGCGGTCGGTTATGCGCATGATGTCTTCTTTGTTAATCGCGCTCATCGAGCGATCGTAGAAATTCTGCCAAACTGGGATACGCTCATCGTTCTTGAGGAACGGAGATGCCTCTAATAGCGAGCCATAAAGGATCAGCTGCGGAGCATATTCGGTAAGCCAATTGGTCTGGTTTGTATCGCTAAGAAGAGCGGGAAGCTCGTAATACAGGATTTCAATCGGGTAATCCTGATCCGGCGTCGGGCCAATCAGCCAATTATTATAGTTGTAATCGGCGTAAAACTTGGGCTGATCCGTCTGGGATTCATCCGGCCAGTAGTTGCGGACATACTCGTAGCTTCTGGCGAAGATTGGCGTCCGTTCAAGATTGCCTGTCCCCGTCCCAAAGTTCATCGAGATGGTCTTTCTCCACCGATCTGGCTTTGGATAAACCGATACACCCGTCTGGAGGGTTGTGGTGACGGCTACGATAAAGCCCTCAATCTTCAGGTCGGCCGAGATACGGCGCTCAGCCAATGTGATAAGGCGGGGAATCTGTTGGTAAACGATCGGGTCAACCGCAGCGGAAGCCCCACGCTCCAGATAGTTCTGGATGTCGGTCTGCAACTCGGAAAAAGTCATCCCTGTTTGCGATACTGTCATGGCTATCCAACCATATCAAAAGCGACTTTTTCGACTTCAGCCACGCGCCGCGACCAGCCTTTTCCGAAAGTAGCAAAAGTTGAGAGACTTTGCAAAAATTGCAGTCTTAGATCGCATATTTCCGTCGCCAGAGTGCGAGGGTCTGCCTTTTCAACAGCATCCAAAGTGGCTGGGCCGATTGCACCGTCCGCACTAACACCCAACGCTTGTTGTAGGGTCTTGGCTGCACGGCCTACCCCAGAGTTCACGGCTAGGTCAAAACAGGCATAATCCACCCCTGCCGGAAGATCGTCACCTTTGATTTTGTCCCAATAATTTTGCTTGTAAAGAGGAGCCACATCAGCCGGACCTAAAGCCCTCATCGCAGTTTCATCAACCGGATGACCAACCCATTCCTCCCACACCTTCTGGGTAACTCCCAAATTTGTGCGGCCGCCCGGATCTTTGCTGTGGTGAACGTAGCCCCCCTCGTGCTTCAAAACCATAGCAAGGCATTGTTCAAAGTTGTCCTTCACGGCTTACTCCAGCGGCTTTGAGTTATAGATCATCTTGTCTTTTTGCTGAGAGCCAGAGGATGAGCCAAAATAAAAGGCAATAATGCCTCCCCACGCCGTTTGCAGCGCACCAAGCAGAAGCAGAAGCGCCTCATTTCCTGTGGTGGGAAGGCCATAGATGAGCATGTAAATGAGAATTGCAAAGAAACCGAACGTCACGGAAACCGCCAAAGCGCGTGGTATCCAGTCCTTTGTTTCCTTTTGCATATCACGGGCAGACGCGCGATCGCCCGCCGCAATGCGCTCCAAATCAATGTCCAATGACTTCATTTGGACTTTGAAATCTGCATCAATCTTCTTGAGAACGGACAGTTGC